CCCATCTCTACTACTGGTTGCATAGCTGGTATTAGCTCTTTCTTCTCGTATACAATGATCTCACCAATACCATTACCATAGATTGCAGATAACAAAATGATGTCAGATACTGCTTTTCTTACGTTACCTTTTTTGAAGTCTTCAAGCATCTGATTACGAATTAACTGAATATCGACTTTCTGTGGGTCTATTAGGTTATCCGTAATATCAAAGAACTTCTCACCTCTACCAAACACAGCCTCTTCTATCTCTGCTGTGTGGGACTCTATTGCTTGTTGCAATGCAGGAGTGATAATCTTAGCTCTTTCAGAATCTCTGGTTTTATCCGCAGCATCAAAGATGCCTCTGAAGAGTCTTTCATACTCTTGCCACTTATCAAGGTAGTTTGTATCTCTGTGTACTTTCCATTGGTCACATTGACCTAGTACCCATGATACTAGAGGATTTACTGTGTAACTTTCATTATTCATATTGTTTTCCTAGGGTGGTAGACATAAGGGTATTGTTAATATCCTGTTACTGTGTCTAGTGGTTCATATTCTTCTTCTTCGTAATATACGTTGTATTCTGGTATCTGTACTTGTTCTATGTATGATAGTGCATCTATCAGGTCATCATGTACCTGTGGGTTAGGAAACTGAAGCAATTGATCTAAGAACTCACTATTCCATGAGCCTTTGTTCAGAGTTATCTTACCATGCTCAAACCTACCCTGTAGTGACCATGTAATCCTATCAATCTTTTTCTTGTTTCCATGAGTTACATCTTCTACTCTAAAGTATGTGTTGTATTGACGCATCATGTCTGACAAGTAACCCATTACTGCATTTTTACCAATACCTTTTTCTATTCCTACGCACAGAGGTTGAAAGTCTGTAACTGCTTGGAATATCTTGGAAGCAGTCTTCTTAATATCCCAGCGACCATGTTCTATACTACGAACCCACCATCTGTCTTCATCTACTTTTACTATTGCTATAGCGGTTTGATCTAGTCTTTTCTTTCTAGCAGTGTTAGCATGAGCTACGTCAGAGAATCCTGCAATATCACAAGCTATATACCATCTGCCTCTTTCTGGTTCTTCTTCGTCATACTGTATCCAGTCTTCTTTGAATAAACCACCACTAGCAGCTTCAAAAGAAGCCATAAACTCTTGTCTGAAAGCAAAACTAGACATAGACTTTCTAGCTGCTTCTATCTCTTTAGGGTCTAATAAATCATTATCAAATGAGTTAAAATGCCATGCTTTAAACTCTGAGTCATCACTGTCATTAGCATAGTTGTATAAATCAAAGAAATGATTTCTACCATAAGGAGTACCTATAAACAATGCAGAACCTTTTTGGTCAGCTAGTGCAGGTCTAATAATTGTCTCCCATACCTCTGACTTCATAGAGCCGTACTCATCCATCACAACAAACTTGAGAGATACTCCTCGCATTGTCTCAGGTCTGTCAGCACCCTTCAATGATATGGTTGTACCATTAATGAGCTTAATCTGTAAATTATTAATATGACTAGACTCTACTACTGGATGACCCAGATCAAGCAGAGTAGACCACATTACATCCCTAGCCTGACTTTGAGTGTTGGCTATATACCACACATGACCTTTTTCTGTTTGAAGAGCATTAACAATTAATAACCATGCTGCTAACCTGGATTTACCAGTTCTTCTACCAGCTACAACAACTTTGAATCTGGTAGGGTCATTCCATACCTTTTGTTGCCATGATAATAACTTAACATCAAGTTCCATCAGAATCCTCTATCACTACTGGTTTTGGTTCTGCTGCTGATGATATGTTGATAGTTATTCCTTTATTTAGTTGTTTATCCTTTTCAAATACAGAAACAGGTAATGCACGATCTATTAATAATTTTAGTGCTGCCATCTGATGGGGATGCTCATCCGTCATGGCGATGTCAATTGTCTTTTTGAGAACCCTATCACCATTCGTAATTAGCATCCTAGCCATAAGTTCTCTGATTTTTTGAGTCTCTTCTCGTTTTGAGACAAGAGAACTCTTTTTTCTCTTTGTCTTGAGAGCTACATACTCCATCTCTTTCTTTGAGGGTCTACCAGGTCTTCTCTTTACTTTTGTTCCTACTGGAGTAAGCTGTTTGGCTTTGGTAGCGTATGTTCTCTTCTTCTCTGGTTCTATTGAGCTTTGAGTAGAATCCTTTAACTCAGTCTCAATGTTCTGAGAGTGTTCGATATCCATTGATTTCCCTATATTACTCATTATATAGATCAATATAGCTATAATGTTCGTAGTAATTCGTAGTAAGTATAATAAATAATTATTAATAATTAATTACTATGAACTTAAATGTCCAGTATGACTATATAGACTCTTTCTTCAAAAGCATAATTCTAGCATATTTTTTCTTATTTGTCAACTACTTTTTTTAGTGTCTGTGTGGGTTCAGCATAAATACAACACTACAGCTACCCCCTCCCCCCATGTCGATCGTGTTGGCATGATTTTTGCTATAGCAATTTCTGTACCACAATAACCACTCAAACACTAGGGACATTATGGCATGATAATTGCTTGTAGCTGTGTAATAACCCTACAGTAAATAGTAGTTTACCTGGTAAGTTGGCATGATTCTTGCGTGTGTTTCTATGTTGCACCACAACGTAGCATTCAGCAACAATATCGCACACTATCAGTGCAGCATCATACTTTAGTATATATCATTGTTTTTATTAGGAATTACTACGTAAAATCATTAGGCTAAACTAAGTAAAATAATTACAATAAATTACTTAAATTAATTAGGTATTATTAATGATTTTCAGGGTTATATTTGTTGAAATTACTAGCGTAATTTAGTATCCTATTATTGACGCTATAGTAATAAAGGTAGCTTGTAAAATACGTTAGGTGTTTATGTTCCCTAGGGACTCCATAAGAACATCCAAGGCTACATAATAAAGTATAACGTACATTGTGAGCCTTAAATACCTTGTTAATAGCCTAGGGCAACGTTACAGGGGAAATATAGACTTCTCACAGTGATTATTGGATAACATAGCGTTAGCTATGGTTTTGGCGTTTGCGATATGCAATACAAAACATTGACATAACTAACATTAACTATGTTATTCTCTAGTGTATCTTTAAGGGTATACTAGTGAATAACATTATATGAGGATATTATGAAACGTAGACAATATACTTATGAACAATTAAGAAAGGTTGCAAAGGTTATTTACAAAGACAAGGGTTTTTGTACAGTAATCGCAACTGCTCTTAGTGCTAAAGTATCTTTTGGTAAAGCTTATCAGGCTATGAAAGATAATAATAGAAAGCATAAACAAGGTGCTATTTTAGACGACTGTCTCAAAGCAATAGAATCTTTGAATTGCTCGATAACTGGCATATATACATATCATTGGAAAACATTTAATCAGACTGTTAAACTATTACCAAAAGATAAAATATACTTGATTAGTACCGATAAACATGTAACGTGTGTTTTATATGGTAAAGTTCAGGATTGGGTAAAGACTAATTCAAGAAAAAGAGTCAGAGTAGTTTATGAAGTAACAAGAAATTTTTAAATAGGGGAAGGAAAGGAACTAAAATGAAACTAAAAGCAATTGGTAGCAATATGACAGAATTAAGTTATGGTAACAAAGGTGTATCCATATTATTTAGCTATTCTACGCCTGTGGCTGGCTGGGACGATAAAGGAGCATTCAGGACTAGCAAACACTACTCAACCACAACATCAAGACATATTAATAAATACTTAGGCGGTAAAGATATTGGCCGTGAAGTCGATCAAGACTACATACAGGGCTTAGTGGGATGGCAAATTAATAGGGGTAATTATGAATAAGTTTTTAAAGTGTTTATTTTATGTAGTGTTGGGGGTAATATTCTTATTGCCCTCAATACAATTTTAATTTATAAGGAGCATTAAAAATCAATGGAAATATGCGTAGAGTGTAAAAGAGACACTTCAGCCGGTAGCGGTTTATTTATTGACAGAATACCGGCTGATAGGTATAAGGACGATGGAACATACATTGACAGCTACTTATGCCGTGAGTGTTTGGATGAATTAGAGAAAGAGTTTGAGGAGGACCAACAACATGAAAAAGATTAAGATTAAATGGATTTTTGACGTTACTGGCATGGTTATCATGGCAGCAGCAGTTTTTTTCACTGCTGGCTGTATGTTTGCGGATATCGCAAACTATGGCTTGTATGATGTAATAAAACATTGTGCCATAATATTTATTGGTGGTACTTTGTTAGTAATTCATACAAAAGTATTAATACAAGATATTTTTAAACTATTACCAAAAGACAAGGAGGGCGTTTAAATGTCTAGGTGTAAATCATGTAACATTCAATTAACCAACTTTGAAGACTCTTTAAAAGGTAGCAACACGAACGAGCTGGTGCAGCTTTGTGCGTCTTGTCTACCTTTACCAGAGGTTGATGATGATTTTGGATACTTTGGGGACTCTGAAACGTTGGAAATAAACGACAATATACATTTAAGTGATACTTAAGTATAATTTACATTTGTTCAAAAATATGGTATTACTAAGTAATTATATTATTATGTAATTATAATAATTATAATTATGATTATTATTACTATGTATTATTATGACTATGTAGTCTAAATAATGAGGAATTTATGAAAACTAAAAGCAAATTTGTTCGTAATCTTTCATGTTCTCAAATTGTGGATTGTTCTCAAGCCGGAAGCAGCAACGTTGGAGAGTATGAAAAAGACGATGGTAGCAGTTATTATTTCTGCTATAAGTGCAATAAACCAATAAAACCCACTAAAAAGTCCACAGAAGCCCGTCAGAGCGTTTCTACCGCTGAAGTACTGGCTATACACCCGAAAGCACAGAAAGCTGCTGACGAGCCTGTATTCAAGCCACAGGGCATATTGGACAGAAACATCAAACAAAGCACACTAGAAAAATATGGTGTCAAAATAGCTTTGAATGATGCACATTATTATCCGTATGGTAAAGACGTTTTCAAAATAAGAGGGAAAAAAAAGAGTTTCCGTTGGTCAGGAGAAGGCGAAAAGAATCCTTTGTTTGGAATGGACGTATATCCAGCGGGTTGTGCTAAGATCATCACAGTTGTTGAGGGCGAGTTAGACGCATTGGCATCTAGTCAAATGCTAAGTGCTGATATGCGTTTCCCAGTAGTATCAGTTCGTGATGGTTGTGCAAGTGCTATCAAGTCATGCAAAGATGCCTATGAATACTTATCATCGTTTACGCAAATAGTGTTTTGTTTTGACAATGATGATGTAGGTCAAAAAGCCCAGCTTGAATGTGCAGAACTATTCCCAAATAAGGCTAAACTGATGAAGATGCGTAAGGGTTACAAAGACGCTTGCGACTATTCTTCAGACTCAGCGTTTAAACACTTCACAGAGGATTGGTGGGCGAGTCAGGTATTTATGCCTGATGGGATTGTTAAGGGTAAAGATTTGAAGTCATTAGTATTGGAGCCACTTCAAAAGTCTATTGCTATCTATCCTTATGGGTCATTAAATGATTTAACTGGTGGTATTCGTTCTAGCGAAATGGTGGTCATTACGGCTGGTTCTGGATTAGGTAAGAGTCAGTTTCTACGAGAGATCATATATAAGCTGCTAAAGTCCACAGAGGAAAACATTGGTTTATTGTTTTTGGAGGAATCTGTCAAGCGTACTGCTTTATCAATCATGAGTTTGGACGCAATGAAGCCTTTACATTTGAATGAAACAGAAGCAACACAAGAAGAGAAACAGGTTGCTTTTGATGCTACTTTAGGCACTGGTAGATTGTTTTTGTTTGATTCTTTTGGCTCTACAAGCGTTGATAATATCATCAATCGTGTACGTTATATGGCAAAAGCATTAGACTGTAAATTCATATTCTTAGACCATATTTCGATAGTGGTCTCAGACCAGCAGCAAGGCGATGAACGCAGGGCATTAGATGAGATTACCACAAAGTTAAGGATGTTATGTCAGGAGTGTGATATCACGTTATTTGCTGTTTCACATTTGCGTAGACCAACAGGGACAGGACATGAGGAAGGCAGTGTTACCTCTTTATCACAACTTAGGGGTTCTGGTGCAATAGGTCAGCTTAGTGATATGGTATTAGGCTTAGAAAGAAACAGTCAAGCTGACGATATAACGGAAAGACATACAACTAGAGTAAGAGTAATAAAAAATAGATATTCAGGGTTGACAGGTAAGGCGTGTGCGTTGTATTATGATCGTAACACTGGACGTATGAATGAAGTTTTTAAAGAAGATTTAGAGGAGGCAAAGTGATGGACGAGTTTGAATGGGAAGATGTAGATTTGGACGAGTACTACGAACATAACGAAAGACTTAGAGAATTAGAAAGGGGGCAGTGATGAGTCATATTGTAAATGATCAATTGATTGAGAAATGCTACAACGAAACTCTTGAAATGAGCGTGAATGACTTTTCTAACAAGTTGGCAGATTTAGGCTACACTTACGTTATGAATGACTTTATCAGAAAAGTAGCGAAACAGAAGTATTTTGATTTACCAGAAGGAGATTATCAAAATGAAGACCATGACTTTTAACAGCGTTGGTTGTTTATGCTTTTCACTTAATCATAAACATGAAGACACAACAACAATAACACCATATGAAATTCGTAAAGCGATTGCAGAACGATTACTATCTATCTCAGACGATGAACTCAATGAAGCTGTTGAGTTTGAGGATACCATTCAAGGAGATTATCAAAATGACTAAGTTAGAGGAACTAGAGGCTAGAATACAGCACCTTGAAATCACACAAGTAAGGGTAA